CGACCTGGTAGTGGGAAGGGGACATCTGCATTCCGCCTGCTACACGGAGCTTGTGTGGGGAACACTTCGGAGTGGCGTCCGCTGGGTGAAGCTCTACTTCGATCATATACAACTCAGCCCACCTCGACGCTATCCACGACTGGAAGCGAGCTAACTGGGTCTTCACGAAACTCGGATCGGGCCGCTCAATCTCAAGTTTATGAAGGAGGCGGCCTAAGTCATCTGGATAATCCCAGGTACGATCAAAGACGTGTAGGACTGGATAATATTGAGGGGCGTTTAGGAGGACCCTGTTGAACATTAAGTCGAGGAAAGCACAGAGCGAAGCTAATACCTCCACTGTGGTGACACATCCAGGAGGTGATTGTGCCCTACTAATAATGTATTTGCATAAGTCAAACGACGGCACTAACGACGTTTCTGGCACAACAATTTGTTTATATAGGTCTAGTGTACGTATGTTAGGTACGCCATTATGCAAGATAACCTTATAGAATGAAGCACACTCATTCTCGTTTGATGAGGTAAACTTACGTATAGCAGTAGTATCATCCAGCGTCATTCCATGGCGCCGGCGTACCCAGTAGCGGAGATCGCTGACCGAGAATTCCACTGGCTTCTTAAAGCCAAGCAGGAAGTCATCACCCCCAATCCGAAGTACTACGTCAGAAGGGCCCAGCTTAGCGCGCCTAAAGGCTGGGTAATTCCTAACGGTGTCTATCCAAACGACCCAATTAACGAGGGAATCAATAATCGAGGTCCAACATGACCCGGATGGGACTCCATGGGACAGTCGGTAGACGTAGCCTCCAGGCGTGAGGATCGACTTATGGATAAACGACGACATGAAGAAGACGAAGAAACGGTCCACTACTTCACTAGCGGGCCAACACATACGTAGTAACCTAAATGCAGTAACCATGTGTGCCTCACTGACACGTGTATCAAAAGCCGAGAAGTCACCCTCCAGTATTGAGTGGCAGTGCTTGAAGTCTCCAAACAAGCGCTCCCACCCGCCGTGAGTAGACTTTAGACCATATGCTAGGGGTGTCGAACGTGTCGCCATTTCCCTGGTCCATAGTTGAGACCACACCATCTGGACCATCTGCTGTGGAAGCTCAGGCATGAGTATCAGCCTGGCCTTCAGCTCCTTCCAGTCGGTGATGGCCGCACCTAGTTTGTTTAGCTTCGCCCGTCCACCACAGGCCCATAAGGAGTGGTCGAGTGTCACCCCCCTTATGATGTCCATCCACACTGACTCTGCGACGGTAGTAGCAGCTGTCAACATGCTGGCTTTGGTTGGTGCCCGCCTACCTCTAAACATACGTGATACATACGCCGTCATAAACCCGGGAAAAGTGTCACCGGATATATTAACGTGCCGTAGGTCAAAGAGAGTAGGAATATGCATATGGGGCATATTTAGGTGTTCGACCCAACGTAGGACATGGCTCAGACTATTTACATCGGCTTTGTGCGAAGTACCTTTGGCAGTTGAGGAGAGAATTTTGTGATTGTGCTCCCATGAGCCGTTGGCCATGCAGTAGTCCCTAGGGTCTGGTAGATCCTTGATCGCCTTAGGAGCCCAGTCTGAATTCCACCACATCCAGATAGACTTAGGACACTTGACGATCTTTGGGGGGATCGACCCAACCTTAAACGGAACTGTCCTGAGAAATCTGCAAACTTTCGTAAGTGGAAGGAGTGAATGTTCGTCTAGGAGCCGTTCTGGGTGTTTCCACAGATCGTTCCTACTCTGGGGGGGCAGCACCCCTTCCACACGCACGACACCGAAGTGTCCTAGGGCGGACATAGGCACGTGAGCAGATTTACCAGTCTTAGTTTCACCCACCGGCTCCACACGCACTTGGGACGCGAGAGAATGTTTTATAATCCCATCATGCACGTGGAGGGGGGAGTTAAGCATCGACGGGCGATGTACAATATAAAGTAGAAATGTAGACATCCCTTGAAACCAGCTCGTACGCGTTACCCAGCTGTAGCGAAATAAACCTTTAAAGAGAATGGACGGCTGGCAGCGTCTGCCGCACGGGCTAGAGGCACCAGTTCACGCTTAAGCGCAGTGAGCGCCGCTCGCCGGTGGTCAGGCGATAAGAGTGAACCCTCCTTAGGTAAACGTCGCCGCAGATAGGCGGCGGGTACGTCAGATAGAGAAAGGCTGACAACAGTCGTAAGTCCCGTGTGAAGACGCGAAACAGCTAGGTCGTGAGCGGAAGCAGCTTTGGCCCAGGCGTCGGGGCTGGCTGTACGGCGGAACTCGGCGTCTGACACTCTGCGCGCATACGTACGGTTTAGATCACGTATTGCACCTAGGATACTAAGTACGCCTGGTATCTCAGGCGGAAGTATACCTATGGACGCCAGTTCTTCCGTAGTTTGTAATACCCAGGACAGATAGTGCTTAACCACTAACACCAGTTCTGCAACGTCCGGGGCGATGTTAATTACCATCGACAAGGCAGCATTGGCTTCGTCAAGAGTCTTCCCAGTTAGTGTGGGAACGTCAGGGGCAACTGCTGGGTAGAGGATGGAGAGAGTGGAAAGTACCCAAGAGATTCGCGCAACCTGTGAATTCGTTACGTTCACATCGTCACGGGCAGTGGCAGCGGCGAGGACCTTAGAGCGGACAGGGAGAGGAACGAGGCCATGAAGCACCTTCGCACGATCTGAGATAGGCAATGAAGTGTCCACTAAATGCCTCACGATAGCTGGTATCCCGAGGAAGTCGGCCTTGGGAAGGACGAACTGAGTCCCATTGTTAGTGAGACTCACCGACGCACTGTCGGATTTATTTATGGTGTTGTTCATTGGTT